TTTTTATTTTTAGGATCTGCAAAATCGTCAGCAAGTTCATCATCTGATAGATATTTCATATCTAATTCATCAGCAAATTTTTGACCTTGAGGTGAACCTACTTTAGTACTACCTTTTACAGACTTTACTAATTTACGCATACCATCAATAGCTTTTTCTCTTTTGTTAGGATCTCTATCCTTAACACCAATAGCCATTGTACCTTCTTCCACTGATTCATTCGCTTGTCTTAAAGCATCTTTAACAATAGGATCATCTGCTAATCCACGTTTCATTGCTTCAATTTTCTTATAAGCTCCTGTCATATTACCACCCATATCAAGAGCAATCTTGACAGCAGCAGCAACTAATGCAGGTGGAAATTTGCTGCGATATTTTTCTCTAATTTCTTTAAAATTTTTCATAGTTATCCTACTTGTTTTGCGAGATCAGCATCAGCCTTTCCCCACGTTCCTGATGATTTAGTTACAAATGAATTGACTCTTGCCAATCCCCATTGGACTGCAGTTGTTCCAGGTCTATGTCCTGTTCTCCATGCTGCAACTCCTCTATTAAAAACTTTCTTTAATATACTTAAAGGCATACCAGATTTGTCAGCCTTTTTCTTTAATGCTGCATCTGTTCCTTTTTCTTCAACCATAATATCTTCAAAGGTTAAATGTTCTGCCATTTCACCAAACATTTGTTTAAATTTTTGTGTATGTTTAGATGGTTTAGTTTTAGCAGTTGCATCGCCTGGTGCAGGTTTATATGCTTTAGGATCATCATCATCCATTTTAGTTTGTTTTCTAAACTGAGCATCTCTTTTTTGTTTAGTTGATTTACCTAAACCTTTATGATAGATTGCTGGCTGTGATCCCTTTTTCTTACCAATGTCTGGATCTTCTTTTCCTTCCATTCTTTTTGGTTGGCCTGGTGTATCTTTGAGGTATCTCATTAATCCCTTAATAGTACCCCAGTCTCCTGCACCACCTTCTTCAAATAATTCAATAGCATCTAGCCAATATCGTTTTTTAAATGATTCGGCTTCAACCATTACATAATTTGTTCCACAAACAATTATTTCTCCTAATTCATTTGTTTCTTTTATTCTGACGATGTCTCCAACTTTAAATAGACTTCCTTCAATATAATCTTCTCTTGTTTCTGATACTGGAGGTAATTCTATATGTTTTCTAAAACTATGTGACTCTTTAAGTCCCATTCCTTTTCTTACAGCATTAAATAACTCTGTTGGACTAAAATTCGATGGGAGCCCTTTTGAAAATAAATTCAAATCATTTTGTTGAGCGGCGGCTCGCATCTTAGAAGCTGACATTCCAGTTGCTCCTTCTGCATCTGGATCTCGCTCCCCAGCACTTACTACATTTATTGCACCTTCGAAATTATAAAATCCGTGTCTTGCTTTCACACCATTATATTTGTTTAATAGTATATCAAACTCTTTTACTCTATCAGATCCAGCAACCATAGTTACTTTGGTGAATCCTTGATCGTAAAGTTTTACTACAACATCTAGTACGTTACGAACATCTTTATCAGCCATTATACTACGTGCATGCTTAGGAAACATTTTGCGTAAAAATTTGATTTTATCTTTAAATTCGAGAGGATTTGATTTAGGATCATTTGATTTTGATCCATAGATTCTATAAGGCCCTGAACGAGCTTGTGTTTTTAACTTATCAAAAAGTTTTTCATGACCAATCGTAGGAGGATTGAATCTTCCAAATACGAATGCGATTTCTTTTGTGTCTTCAGTTAAAAAATCACTGAATGATTTAATTGACATTTATATCCTCGGTTACCCATTAGCCTGGATTATCCCAGCCTTTTATAATATCAGGCGAGAAGTTATTAGTAGAAAATTCCATTCTATCTACTAACTTCACCGCACCACCTTCCATACGATCTATAGCCACAAAGCCTTCAACGCCGGTGACTCTAAATCCGGATTTTGTTTTAACAAAGGTGCCTATTTTTGACAACTTGTTTAGTTTATTTATAATAATTAATTTGCTATCAATCACTAAATTTTGCAAATCATATATACTTTTTAAGTTTTTTAAATTGCTTGAGCTAAAAAACTTTAATAGTTCATCTCTTTTAGTTATTTGTATATCTTTTCCAGCTTGAGATGTTCTTTTGTCTATTTGTTTTGCATAACGATCTGTAACAAATTGTATTAATCCTTTTGCATGTTTATTGGTGTCTGTTATTCTTTGGCCTTTTCTAACCATAAGGTTATTATAGACATTGAGTATGAGGTTTAGTTCTTTATTTGATTCTATTTCTTTTAATGTGCTTGATTGTATTTTCTGAAATATTTTTCCTGCTTCTGATAATTTTCTTGATATTAATAAGCTATCATCTTTTGTTAATGTTGCTGTACCTGATAAATCTTTTAATGTAGCATCATCCATCCAAACGTCTTTTGATGGTTTTAATTTAGTAACAATATCTTGACCAAATGATGCTGACATATTTTCAAAGCTTGATCCATTATATGTTGTATGCCATATAATACCAATCTTTGCTCTCATAATTTCTTTGGCTAACGCCAGGGAACTAGGAACAGCATAAGCAATGGTATTAGGATGAAAAACAATATGTTCAACTCCATTTATTTTCTCCTTTTTGAGATCCGATGAATCAAACATAAAGTCACCTTGAATGACTCCTTTAATACCTAAATCCTTTAAATGATCGAATGCTAATATGAGTTTTTTCTGTAAATCACCTGATGTATCTGCTTTAATATCATCATGGGATTTATAGACCTTTGGATCTTTATTGAATATACCTTTTTTTGCTACAAAGAATTTTCCATCCCTTGGATCTTCTCCAGCAAATACGGCGGGGGCTCCGTCCCACTTAACAGTAACATCTATAGGTGCTTTTGTGTTACCGCTCAACATATCCCGCAGAGATCTGAGTGCTAGGATAGCTTGGCGAGCCCCCTTAACTCCGCCGTCAAGGATAAGATCCTCAATATGTGTCATATGAGTATTTTTTCCTGCGGCTTCTGATAAGTAATTAGTTAATGATTTCATTAGATAAATGGTGTCTTTTTAGATGGTCTTGTTGATGTAAATACACCAACTCTCATGCTTTTAATTCCAAAATGATTCATATCGCTAGAATATCTTGCGTATAATATAGCCTTGTAATCATCAGTAGGTATAAAACCATTTTGAGCTGAATGTTTAGATTTAATCATATAAACTTTACCCTTTTTAACAAGATACATTTCGCCCTGATGAAACTCATCAACATTATTGAGGCCTGGTTTGCCACCATAGTCTATTCCATAAATTGATTTAAGTACTATGTTTTTTCCATCTCCATCTAGTTTAATATCTCTTTTTGCTGAATCACCGCTTTTCATTCCATTAGGATATAACTCTTTTAGTTTATTGATAAAATCATTTACTTGTTTACTTCTAGCAAATGCTCCACCTGTACCACGTTCTGTTAATCCACCATATTGTTGAAAATCATTTGATTTAGAGCCGGCTTTGTGCGATATCCAAGCTGTTTGTTCACCTTTATCATCAATTAAATAAAAGTCAGCTTTTGGAGTTCCTTTAGGTTGATCTACACCAGTAACTCTTACCATTCTACCACCAACCATCATATCCAATGCACCATCTTCAGCATCTTCCATTGCTTGCTCTAATCTTTTTCTAAATGAGGATAAGTACTTATCTTCAGCTGCTGTACCAAAGCCTATTCCTTTACCACCAAGTTCTGGTGTTTTATAAAAATCTCCGGGGTATAATACGGTTCCACCTGTAGTATTAAATGATGTAGTAAATCCAGGCTTCATAAATTCTTCTCTGTCGGGTGCTTTATCTTTAATTATAACATCACCTTTTGTTGTAAGAAATTCTTTTTTATTTTTAATTTTGTCTAGAAAAGTATCTAACCTATCTGTGTTTCCTTTGGCTATATACTTAGTCAAATCAGCATGCTTCAATATAGTAAATTGAATGCTTTCTACTACAAATGCTTTAAATCTTTTCATAGATATTTCCTGTAATATATCTATTTATACAGATTTAATCTTTGTCTTGAAAGAATTTATTTGGAACTATTTCATCGCCTACATAAGATATAACTTTTGCATCATGTAATCTATCAAGCATAAACTCTGCGCCTAATTTAAGACCTATTCGATATGCTTGATAAGATGAACCCACCATACAAATAATAAAGACTATTGCTTCAATAATCATATAAACTTACGAGTAATTTCAGTTCTAAAACCTTGTTTTCTCATACCTATTTCAAATTTTATTGCACTTTTAAGCGAATCAAATAAATATTCTGCCACCCAACTTGAATTGGTTGGCAATGGTTGTTTTGCTTTAACTTCGTAAGCTACTTTTTTATCTTTGATAGACATATACATCCCATCTTTCTGCTTTACCGAGTGGTAAAGATTGATCATAAGCTCTTGGATGACGACCTTCTGCTCTTGCAATTGAAGCTCTTGGTCCTCTACCTTGGCATTTTACACGATATCTAGGTAATTTTTTGGGTTCTATATTACTATATCCATTTTCAAATCTATACCTAGACCATTTTTCTATATCAGCATTTTCGCTGTTAATTACTTTGACTACTTTACGAACTGTTTCCAATTCTAGCATATCTCCTGCACTTTCAACGTGGGCAGTCATCACGTAATTTTCAGATCCTCTCATTATAATTCCTCTATTTGTTTTAAAATTGTTTCAACTTCATCTTCTGTAAGATGTCCTATTACATCATCAGTAATTGGAGTACCATAACAAAGCTCACCACCTTGTAATACAGCCAATTCCCAAAGATTATTTTTGAATCCATAAGATCCTTGATGTCTAATAACTGAAGCACCATACCCGTTACTAAACTCATAGGTCTTTTGAATTCCACCATTCATTTCATTTACCTCTGTTGGTATAAACATTAATGACTCCTTAATTGTCCGTTTTTAAATACACCTTCAAAGAAGTATTGATTAAACCAATCTTCAATATCTTGATCAGCATATCTACCTGTGTTAGAATTAAGTGGTGTATTTCTTAACCACATGCTAGTCCAAGCTAGTGATGTATTTCTATCATTGACTGGTTTAGTTGTTAAGAGATCAAACTCGTGAGGAGTAATCTCTACTTCTTCTGGTATTGTTGTAGCAATATGTTCGAATTTTACTGTAAACTTATCCATTACTGTGGGCCCTCCGGCAATGCCTCAAATCTTTTGTTAACTAATAGATCTATGACTTTATCTCTATCAGTAAAAGCTACTCTCATATCGAATGATTCACACATTCCTGAGAACATTCCACCTTCTAGTTCTTGTAGAATTGAACTAGTATTCATTTCTGATACCTCGTCGAATATTCTTTCGAGGATTTGTTCGTTTACGTGATTTGACATTTTTAACTCCTTATCATCAAATTATAGTATAATTATATCACAATTTTTGCCAATTGTAAACCCTTTTTTGAAAAAAAGTGCATTGTTTTTTTGTTGAATCTTATTGCAAAAAAGGGGAGTATTGAAACTCCCCCATGATATTTCATTATAAAAAGGTTCTTTTATTGAACTTCTGCCTTAACAAAAGTGTAGATACCATAGGCTAATGCTAGCCAAGCAACCCAATCTATTAGGCCACCTAAGAGTAGGTAAGACAAAGAGACACCGACGATAACGCCGCCATCCCAAGATGTTCTTTCAGCCCATCTTGCATGTACCCAATCTTTTGCTACGTTTAAAATATCCATATATTTCTCCTTTATATTTTGAAGTCAGCGAATGTGTCTGGATTGTCACGAACGCCGAACTTATTAATCGGTTTATCTGGTGTCATGTCAGACATGATATCAGATTGTGCCGACTCCTCTACATCATATAGTTTCATGCGGGAACGATCTATACCAATTACGAATCTTCGATATTTGGTTGGATCGTTATATCGATTTTTCAATTGCTTTACCATCAATTGACCCAGTTCTTCAAGTTCCTCTGTTGAAATAAGAGCAAACATAAGATCGGCCGTTGCTGGCAAACCAAATGATTCAGATGTATCCTCTAGTCCTAAATCAGTATTTGAATATCCTGATCTGGTAGTCTGCGTTGCAGAGACTATTGGAACATTGAATTCCACAGCTAAGCCTCGAAGTTCCTCGGCTATCGCTTTAATGTATGAATAACTATTTATACTTCCGCCAAGCCCGCGCATCCTACTTGATGCACAAATATTTAAATAATCTATATAGATCATATCTGGACGAAAGTTCTTTTTAAGCTTTAATTCATTGAGTAAAGCTCTAAAATGACCTGTATGTGCTGCCCCTGTTGGATACTCTTTGATTATAAGTTTACCAATAGATGATCTAGCAATCTTTCCAATCTTATCATTAAATACGTTTTTAGGTAATGATGATAATTGTTCAATTGGAAGATTCATTAGATTTGCATCAATTCTTTCAGCAATACGTTCTTCAGCCATTTCCATTGTAATATAGAGAACATTCTTTCCTTGTTCAAGTACCGATGCTGCGCAATGACACATAAACAAAGACTTACCCACGCCCGTACCCGCGAGCGCGATATTAAGTGTCTTATTAGGTAGACCACCTTTTGTTATTTTGTTAAAGTAATCAAGATCAAACGGTATACGATCTTCTTTCTTATTATAGAAATCAAACCTTTCATCTGAATTATCAATATAGTCGTGTCCTATTGCTTGATCAAAAGAAACTCCAAGAGCATTTGATAGTATTTCAGGTATAGCACCTTCACTTCGCTCTTTATCTTTTCCATCAATAATAGTAATAGAATCCATGATAGCATTGTAGATTGCTTTTTCTCTACACCACTTTTCTGACTCTTGAATTAAATAATCAGTATCAACATCTGATTTAGAACTTATTTCAGATATAAGTCTTGATGCATTATTTAATACATCTTCAGGAGCATTTATCTTTCTTAATTCGAGTTCTAATACTTTTGATGTTGGTAGTTTATTATGTTTACCGACAAATTGAACTATAAGATCAAATACAGTTTTATGAGTACCTTCAAAATATTCTTTCTTTAAATATGGTACGACTCTTCTACAATACTCTTCATTATTCAGAAGATGATTGAGTATATGAGTCGGTAGTTGATTTGTTATTTCCAATTCCTATCCTTGATACGTTATTTTCTTCAGCCCATTCTAGACTGTCCGTTATTATATATTGTAGTACAGCGCCAAGATAATTTTTAAATGATTCATCTTCATTTAATTCATCAATATTAAAATCAGCAGGATCTTGAATTGTAAAATTAAATGAAAGAGTTGCAATATCAAGTTCAGGACTTTCTTTTACTCCTACTTGACCATATATCACTATTACATCTTTCCAAGTTCCAGTCTTTAGTTTAACACCATGAAAGACACTATCTTCACGCTCAACTATTGCATAGTCTTTTTCAGATATATTAAACATCTTCTGATTCAATATCTAAATCAATATCCAATAGTGGCCTATGACCAATTGAGTAATAAGATTTTACAAACTCTTTAAAGTCTGAGTTCTTAAAGATTGGATCCCAAAACTTTTTAGTAAAAGTATCTTTTTCTCTGACTTTAGGTTCAAGTATTTCACCTGTTTCTATATCAACTGGAGCATACCAACCTACATTTGGTTTGGTCACATATCCACCTGCAAGAGCTACTTCAAGTAATCCTCCATACGGTGCAATACCACCTTCCCATGTAACTGACACTGGAATTTTAGACTTTTCTTTTACAAACCTAGATTTTTCTACATTAATTACAAAGTTATAACCTTGAATCTCAGTACCTTTTTTCTGTTGTTGTCTTCCAATAATCCAGATGTTATCAGCTGAGTAATAGATACCTGTACCACCTGAAACAACTGCTTTAGGAAACAATCCAATTTCTTGATAAGTGTGGTTCACAGCAAGTAAAGGGACGTTCTTCATTGTAAGATAAGGAGTGACCATTCGGAACAGTCCCTTTAATGCTTTAGCTCTTGACATGTCAGCAACTGACTTTTCGTTAAGAGCATCTTCCAACTCTTTCTTAGAAGCAAGGTTACCAATTGAATCAATAACAATAACTACCTTATCACCTCTTTCAATATTTTCGAGTTGGCCAACTAAGTCAAACTTTAATTGTTCGACATCTGTGATTGGTGTATGTAGAACTCTTTTTGTATCAATACCAAATGATTCAAAATAATTCTGTGGTGAACCAAATTCTGAATCATAAAATAGCATTACAGCATCTTTATATTTTTCTAAGTATGCAGCACCCATAAGTAAAGCAAAACTAGTTTTAAAGTGTTTACTTGGACCAGCTAGTACAGTAAGTCCAGATGTTAGACCTCCATCCATATCTCCTGATAAAGCAACGTTTATCATTGGAACTGATGTTGGTACAATATCTTTTTCAGCAAATAATACTGAATCCGAAAGAATAGCAGTATCTTTTATTTTACTATTCTTTTTAAGTTTATCCATTATAGACATTATTCTTCCTCCTCGGAATTAAAGTTTTCTAGTTGAGCAGTATGTAATGCAAATTCGATATCTGTTCCAATACCATTTGCTACTGCTATTTCTGCAAATTCTGTCATATCTGTCTGAGTCATACGACAAAACATTTCAACTAATTGTTTCATATCCATTATTTTCTCCCGTGAAAGCCTCTCGGCAAATTAGATTGTTGTTGAAGTCTTACTTCTTTACGATGCCGAGCAACTGCTTCGGCCTTTTTTCGTTTTCTTTTTGTAGTAGGTTTCTCATAAAATTCTCTTTTACGAACCTCATTAATAATGCCAGCTTTCTCAACGGCTTTTCTAAATTTTCTTAGAGCCACGTCAAAAGGCATTGGCCTTGCTGGTCTTTTATCTTTTGGATGCCTTTTACTTGGCATCAAACTAATACTTGGCATAAATCACTCCATTTTTTAATTTATATACTGTATATTATATCATAAAATCAGTTAGTTGTAAACTGTTTTTTTCAAATTCATAGGTTCTTTTTTTATTATCTTGTACTAAAAACTTAGTATCAACCATATCTAATGATCCTTCAAAATATTTTTTAATCATACGAGCTGGAAACTCTGCAGTAGTAACTGGTACATTTTGACATATATGATTTAAAGATCTTTTAGGATTTAACAACATAAAATTATCTGGTAATTTCATAAGAGATAATGCTTCTCTTACTGTTAAATATCGATCTTCATCTGGATGAGTTAAGCTTGATGGCATATGACCAACAAAAGCACCTATTTTATCTTTAGGTATTTCTGTAATCTTTCTCATTATATTACCACCGCTTTTTAGTTTATGATATTGCCTCATACATTTTTTAGCTTCTTTATCATAACCATTTTCTTTCATCCATTTAGAAACTTCTTTATAATTAGTACGTTCTTCAATATAATCCATTGGATTAGTAGTTTTTTCAATTTTATTTTGAAACTCTTTATGAGTAATACCACCTTCTAATACTTCTAGCACATACTTATAATATGGATTTTCAGATGGTTTAGCTTCGTTACAAAGTATTTTACTCATTGGATCAAATGCACCTCTTATTACATTCCTTATATCATCAGCAATATTTCCTGGTTGCTCTTGTATATAATCAAATAAAGGTACTTTATCTCCTTTCCAAAAGAAATAAAATGTACGATCTCTTACTTGACTTAATCCATGTAGAATTGATTTAGTTTTAAAGATACTAAAGGTATATCCATTTGCTTCACCTATTTGTCTTAATTTTTTAACAACAGGTTCTCCCATTTTAGATGCTAATCTAGGAGCATTTTCTCCCCAAAATACATCAGGTTGTACTTCATTTAATATGTATTCTGCTGATTTATACATCCAATCATTCATTACATTATTGCTTGAAGCTGATGGAGAAAGTGAACTTAGTCCAGCACAAGGACATACTGTATTTACAATATTAACTTTTTCTGTAAAATGTTGACCTTGAGATATATTTAAGTAAGGTATCTCATTGTTATAATAATGAAGTAAATGTTCTTCATTTGCTTGAAAGCCATCAAAGGTTAAAAAATATTCTGGTTTAGTACCAAATACATTTTCCATTGCTATTGTTTCACCACCTATGAGTGGTACTATACTTGCCCATTTCATGCGAAAAAATCCTCCAAACTATTTGTTTCTAGTCCGTTCCAATATGGATAAAACTCTCTTGATAAATGAATTGACTGTGGTTTTTCCATATATTTAAAATCAAGCTCACCTTGGCTATTATATAAATGAGAAGTCCATCGTATAATACCATATTCTTTTTCTATATAATCATTAAATCGATTACGAGCTTCGTTTCTTTCAGACCATGATCCATAAAATGGTTGGCCTTTATAAAATCCTGATTGTGGTATCTTTCTTGATTCGTTTTCAATTGGAAGTAGCTCATAAATTTTAGCATTATATTTTCTTGCTTCCTCCATATATCTATCAGCTAAATCTTCAACCTTTTCTCCAAGTCGAATAATGTGATGTCGTATATCAATATTACCAAAATAGCATTCAAGCTCTTTTACTTCATAAGGTATAAAAGTATCAAAGCCTTCTTTTAAAGCTCCATTGAGAGTTTTAAATGGAACACTATTTACAGTCCAACCTGGCCGATACATACAAATTGAATGACTATCTCCTATTACAAGTCTTGATGTCTCATTAGGATAATTAACTCTTATTGATTCAAGATGCATTCTTTCGAGATTGTCTAAATCTACATCATACCATTCTGGTTGTATTTCTTTTTTTGCTGCTTCTAGTTTATTTTTAATCATTTGATGATATGGTGGAAAGTCCATACCAATTGAATAGACTTTACCTTTAAACTGAGAAAAATTAACTGTGTTTTGTACGTATGGAAATCCATAGACTCCACCAAACATATTCAATCCACCAGAATAATCGTTGCCATGATATACCCATAATGCGTCGTATGAGTTGTGGTCAGTGATTTCACCTCCGTAATTGACATCACAATGTCCGTATTTTTCTCGGATCTGGTCGCCATACATCACGCCTTGAGCTCCTCTATGAGATGCAGCTCTTTTTGCTATTGGTATAAATGGACAGTTAATTATATTCTTCATATAAATTGCTCTAAAGTGCCTTGATTCATTTTAAGTTTTAAGTTTTCTGCAATAGTAACAAAACTATCAAAGGTTAAAGGCACAATTCTTTTTTCTTGTGCTCTTGCATTATCTTTTATATTTTGAAAACAATCAAATTGACATAGCGTTATCTCTACTCCAAATGTTGTAAGATTGCCTCCACGCTCTAAATTCTTTTTATAAAATTCATATTCAGTATTATCTTTAAACTCAAAAAAGTCATGTTGATGATCTCTGATTCCAATAATATATTCTTCCATTATATCATTATTGCTAAATTTAATATCAGGAAATACAAACTCTAAACCTCTTTTAGCACCAGGTCCTACTAAACAATAATCATCATCTTCATCAATATGATGTAATTCAGTAGCTCTACTAAAATTGCATGGTGGATGATATGAAAAATAGGGACCAATACCTCTATGTTGTTTTAAATGCTCACATACAGAACCAAGTGTAGATTCTTTATCCATCACTGTTTCTGATAAACCTAATTTGTCTAAATATAACATCCAATCAATCATATCAGATAATTGAAACTTTTTGTCTGGATTATTATATAAATCTCTACAGTAATTTCTTGCTGCTGTTTGTAAAGATGTCTGTAATTGTGTTGATCCCCAAACTGCTAATTTATGTATGTTATTATTTAAATTGTTTTGAATTGTTTTTCGATAGTCTAAATCATTTTCATATCGATCAAAGTCAATTATATTATTATAGTCTGCAGTATTACTTGCAACTAAAGTAAGAGTAGGCATACCAACAAATTTAACAGCCATTGCATTTAGTATTTTATTTCTCATACTAATATCACTTCTTCCAAAAACAAAATTTTCTAGCCAATGAACCTCAGCATGTTTTGATCTATTTGGATTCCAATATTTAACTTCTTCTCGCATTGCAATATGGCTAGGTTGATAATCGTTAAGATCACCATAGTCTCTTAGATATTCTCTTCTAAAAAACTCTTTTACCCAAGCGTTAAACTCTTGGAAATTGTTTTCATTTCTATTTTTTCTTAATTGATTAATACCTAACATATTCTTCATTTTCACGTGAAAGATGAACTACTTGTAGATCTGGATGTATCTTTTTAATTTCTTCGATTTGTATAGGATCATCTTCAAAATGTAGTCCAATTTCATAGCCCATATTTTTTAACATAGTAATAGTGTTTGCTTTAAAAATCCCAGATGCTTGTCTTCCATATTTTGGATCATCTCTATCTAAAGGATTTATGTAGACCTTATTATATATGCCTCTAGATTCTAACATTTTTATAGTCTCTTCTCGATCATGATAAGGACGCCCTGTGATGATAATGTCATCTTCACAGGGTCTTACTCCAGTGACCTTTTCTCCAAAGTAAATTACTCCGTCTATATCAAAGGTATTAATTCTCATAGTCGGTTTTACTATCTTGGAAAGTATGTGGCAAATCTTTTGCCTTAGGTCTACGGTCTTTTAATTGAGCTTCAGTAGTAGGAGTTAATACTCGTCTTGCTAAAGCATCACATTCAAATTTTGCATCCTCTGTTTTAAGTTGAACAGGTGGTGTCTTTTGTGTCCAAGCTGATGGACCTCTTAAGTAACCAACAATACCCAACTCATTTGCTACCTTACAGAATCTTATTGCAGAGACCACGACTCCTCCAGAGTTTGGAGAGTCTTGAACTGAAAGTCTTGCTGTTAGTTCATATCTAGCACCTGCAAATCCATAAGCTATCATATCAAAGTTTGCAATTTTGTTATCAGAGGAGATATATTCTCCGCCTGGTTTTTGTAGAACGGTTAAAGATGGACCAGCAAATAATGTCATTCCAGCTGTTGAAGTATCTCTTACGATATTCTGTCCTTTTAATACATTCTCTTTTGAGATATGTTTATTATGCAATCTATCTTGTTTTGCCATATTCAAAAAGTCTGTATTAGCAGTTCTTCCGGTTCTAATATGTTCTTGTCCTTGAGTAGAGCCACAAGCCATATTCATTTGGATATGTTGTGTAACCATCAATCCAGAATCAAGCATTGCACCTTGTAGAACTTCGGACATTCTTGAAGCTCCCCAAGCTGATCTCATATCAGATCCTACGATTGTTAACCCAGCATCGATAAATCTTTGCTCAGTTTCCATAGCATCTTTTGTTGAGATTAAAGTTGGAATACAATTAACAAAATGTACACCTGCTTCTAACGCTACATCTACCCAATATTTTGTTGC